GAAGGACACCATGCAGATTGTACTTTCTGAGTACAATCTGTTAGTGGCCGCTTCGGAGGCTACACATGGCAGGACGGTGCCCACTCCCGTAAAAGGAGGGGCCCCGCCCAAGTGCAGTCCCCGTGCAAAGTTGAAACTTTGCGCGGACCAATATTCACAGCGTGTGGCGCGAGACAGGCGTCTGATCGACGCCTGGCACGCGATCCAAGCATCTATCGCCGCTGTAGGCATTACACACGTTCGGTGGGGTTCCAGGTCAATGAACCACACTCGTATCGTGTTGGCTAGGCTGGCTCGTCACCTCTTGGTATGCGCAGAGCATTCGGGGGTTGGTGCTGTGGTCGCCCGGGTTAAGGCGGCCGCAGCGGAAGCCCGGCTCACCGCGATCTGCGGGGAGCCTTTAGGGCCCAACATCCGTTGCTTCTTGCGCATGTTGCCAAAGAGGATGGCGTCCCGGAAGGGCCTCGAACAGTTTTCGTTCGTCGGCCGTGCTCTTCCGCGTGGGGACGACTTAGTCGCCCGGCGCTCTTTGAAGAAGCACCGAGACGTCATCAGCCAACCATTTGTCTGCAGCGACGAGACCCTTTCTGCAATGCGTCAATACGCGCGTCATGTTTATGTCCATAACGCGCGGAAGTTCCCCGGTACGGGCAATCGTGCCTTTCTCCATGCGGTCCATTCGTGGATGCGAAATCGCTTCGTCACCCACGTAAGGTCTGTCCGACCTTGGATGCACAAGGAGCTTGAGTACTACCGCGAGGCCGAAAACTGGCTCCGCCGCCGTTACCCTGGGTATTCATTCAAAGTTGTCTCCCGGGAGACGATCCCTGGTCCACGCTCTGCGTCGACAGGGTACGTAACCTGGAAGCTTAAACTCCGGATGACCCATAAGGTAATGGAGATACTCGCAAAAGCACTTTCGCGGGAGGTCAGGTATATACCTAAGCCAAACGCGAAGCCCCGTTTCCGCGAACTTCTTCGTGCCGGTCCATCCGCTTGCCTGGAAGTCCCACGTACAAAAGGTGGGGTTCGTGAGGCGGTGCGGACCTTGGCGCCGACATGGATCTCCCGCGTCCCGGATGATGTCCGGTTCGTCGGTGTATCCGCGGCCTCCAAGACAAAGCTCCTGCGCCGGAAGGGCCTGACTATAAACAAGCAGGTCCACCGGTTTGCAGGCTTTGTGGAAGGGCACGAGTTTGACACTGCGGAGGCGGACTTGGTCTGGGGACCACCTGCCGTGGCCCGGGCGGCGGCGTATCTGACTCAGCCTCTTGTGAGGCATCAGATCCACTGCCTCCCGGAGCACGGGTTTAAGACCCGTGTTATCACGGTTCCGCCGGCCTATGTCTCCGTCGCTTCAAGAGCGCTGAACACCTTTTTGATGTCCTTCATTAAGAAGGACCCAAGGTGCGAAGCGTTCCTGAGCGGGGAGCCTAGGCGGGCGGTCGAGTCTGTGGTCCGAAAGGGGAGGCCCGACTGGCTGTTCATGTCTTCTGACTTGACAGCTGCGTCGGATCGTCTCCCTCTAGATCTTGTCCGCAGTTGCGTTGAGGGTCTTGTAGATGTTTGGTTCGATGCCCCTAGTGTTTGGGTCGATGCACTTAGGACGTGCACTGGCCCTCAAACGGTCGTCTACCCGAATGGCGACGAAGTCATGCTCAGGCGAGGTATTTTGATGGGCTTGGGGACCACGTGGCCCCTTTTGTCCGTCATACACCTCTTCTGGGTTGACTACGCTGCTGAGCGGGTAGGTACCCCTGAAGCAGTCTATGCGGCTCTCCACTGTACACGTATAGGTGGAGACGACCTCATAGGCTTTTGGCCAAAGGCCCTCTGCGAAGAGTACGCCAAGGTCGTGGTCGAGTGTGGAGGTTCCTTCTCTGAAGGAAAATCCTTCTTGACTAGACTTGGTGGAAACTTCGCGGAGAACCTTTTCTACTTCAGGGACGACCGCATTCACTGGGGTCTCGCTGTACCATTGAAGGGTTTGTTGTATGGGGATCCGGGTCTCGCGTTCGAATCATCTGCGCTCTTTAGCGGCAAGATGGTCCGATCAAGGCGCGTTCTGCGGGCGTTGAGGGGTGACGGATGGAACGTTAAGTCCCTTCCAGTCCTCCTCCCCACCTGCATTGGCGGATTAGGTCTTCCGCCGAAGAAAGGTAACCCACTTCGTATCCGTGGGTCCTTCATTTCGCGTCTTGCTGGAGGGAAGTACCTTTACGGTTCCTCCGACCCTGTGGGGCCGCCTTCGCGTATGAAGGCGTCCTCGCAGGAATCTCGGCAGGCCGAAAAGGCTGTTCTCTCCGCGCTTGGGACCCGGTTCTTCCGTCTCGAAAAGGGGGATTCGGCACCGGTTGAGGAGGTGGTTAGCCGCCTCACCAGCCGGTTCGCTCTTATCTCACTTTTCGGGAAGAAGAAGCTCCCCCCTGGCCCTTCTGGTCCAATGTCGCTTCCTTCCTACCGCGTTGCTTATAAGCGGTGGGTCAAGCGTACATTGGCACACGCTGTGCCGTCAGCGCTTGCGCTGACGGATGGCGCACCGTCCCGGATGCGCCTGATATTGAGGAGCCGCCGCAGACTTTTGTCGTTTGTGGCGGCTGGACCGTGAAGCACCTCGTAGGTGTACCAAGGACTTCGGTCCTCCCTCAG